GATTTCCTATGCTGTTAAATGAACAGGGAGCGACAGTTGATGAGGTTGTAGATTATGCCAGAACCTCGCTAGAAGAGAAAAAACTCAAAATATACGAGAAAGTGGCTGAAAACTACGATTTAGTTCTTAAAAACTATCAGATTATGCAACTTTACACTCCTGTTTTGTCAATAGAGGCAAAAAAGACAATCCGTGAAACTTGCAGAGAACCTGACTTGGGTGTAAATAAGACAGAACTTATGAAGATGATGTTACAAGATGGTTTTGGCGAGATAAACTTCAGCGAACTGTTCCAAACGCTAAAAAGAATTGCCGTTAACCGCTGATATCTCGTAATTACTGTCACCAGACACGAGGGGTATTATGAGATTAGAAAAAGACTTTTCTAACTACGGCAAGTCGTTTCAGGAAACACTCGCCCAGTTAATTTTAGAAGACAGGCCATTCTGCGATCAGATGGAAGAGGTATTGGATGTCAACTTCTTTGAGTTGAAATACCTTAAACTGTTTGTGGCAAAAATCATTGATTATAGAGCACGATACAAGGTTCATCCAACCGGTAAAATCCTTGCTTCTATTTTAAGAACAGAGATTGAAGACGAGAATGATGCAGTCCAGAAGCAAGTAAGGGACTATTTCAGTAGAACACTCATTAATAGAGTGTCTGATGTTGAATATGTAAAAGACACATCTTTGGACTTCTGTAAGAAGCAGAAACTCAAAGAAGCGATGATTAGGTCGGCAAGTCTATTACAGAACTCCTCGTTTGATGAGATTAGGACTGTGATTGACTCGGCATTGAAGTTGGGAACTGATAACAACTTTGGTCACGATTTCAAGAAAGACTTTGAGGCAAGGTATCAGTTGAAAGCAAGAAACCCCGTTTCAACTGGCTGGGAACAGATTGATGGTATTACAAGGCAAGGGCTTGGCAAGGGCGAACTAGGTGTTGTTATTGCCCCCACAGGAGCCGGCAAGTCGATGGTCTTGGCCCATCTAGGTGTTGAGGCTTTGAAGGCCGGCAAGAATGTCGTACACTATACTCTTGAACTCGCAGAGGCCACAACAGGTCATAGATATGACAGTTGTATTAGCGGGGTATCTTTGAGTGATTTATTTGCTTTCAAGCAAGATGTTTACGAGTCTTGTCTTGAGGTTGACGGAGAACTTATCATCAAAGAATATCCAACCAAAACTGCCTCACCGAATACTTTAAGGGCTCACTTGGAGAAGTTGAGAAAGAAAGATCACGATGTTGATGTGATTATTGTTGACTATGCAGATCTTTTGAGGTCAAATACAAAATATACGGAGAAAAGGATTGAGTTAGAATCTATTTATGAAGATCTTCGTGGATTGGCACAAGAGTTTAACTGTCCTATTTGGACAGCATCGCAAACGAACAGGTCAGGATTGAATGCAGAAGTTGTGACAATGGAGTCTATCTCAGAGGCTTTCAACAAATGTTTTGTTGCTGATTTTATCTGCTCTTTATCAAGAACAGTCAAAGATAAACAAACTGACGGAGGAAGAATCTTTGTTGCTAAAAACCGTAATGGGCCTGATGGGATTGTGTTTCCAATATTTATGGACCCTTCGAGAGTTAAAATTAAAGTGATTGACCCCTTGCAGGCAAATCAATCCGTGTCTAAGACACCTGCGAAAGATCAGATGGAAAGTCTAAAAGAAAAGTATATTAAGCATAGGAAAGGAGAGAAAAATGCAGCTACCAAGTAAGATTTTGTCTGATATCACAGTGCATATGAAATATGCCAGATATCTACCAGAGAAAGAAAGAAGAGAGACATGGGAAGAGTTGGTCACCCGTAATATGGAAATGCATATTAAAAAGTTCCCAGATCTCAAAGAAGAGATTCAGAATGCATACAAATATGTGTATGATAAGAAAGTGTTGCCTTCAATGCGATCGATGCAGTTCGGCGGTAAGCCGATTGAAGTAGCACCAAACAGAATCTACAACTGTGCTTATTTGCCGATTGACCATTGGAGAGCGTTTAGTGAGACGATGTTCCTCTTACTTGGTGGCACTGGTGTTGGCTTTTCTGTCCAGAAACATCATGTTGATAAGTTGCCCGAACTTCGTAAGCCACATCCCAAGAAGACCAAGCGGTTTTTGGTTGGTGATTCTATTGAAGGATGGGCTGATGCTATCAAGGCCCTGATGGGTTCTCATTTTAGAGGTGGTCCTCGTCTTCGTTTTGATTTTAGCGATATTCGCCCGAAGGGTTCTCGACTGGTTACAAGTGGAGGAAAAGCACCTGGGGCTCAACCCCTTCGTGAGTGCCTTATTAAGTTGGATGGTATTTTTGCTACAAAGCAAGAAGGTGACAAGTTGGAGCCAATTGAGGTTCACGATATGATTTGCCATATCGCTGATGCTGTGCTTGCCGGCGGTATTCGTCGTGCTGCTTTGATTTCTTTGTTCTCGGCTGATGATGACGAGATGATCGCAGCAAAGACCGGTCATTGGTGGGAAACCAACCCACAGCGAGGCCGTGCTAACAACTCTATTGTGTTGATGCGACATCGTATCACCAAGGAATACTTTGTGGATCTTTGGCAAAGAGTAAAGAATAGCAACTCGGGAGAACCTGGATTCTATTTCTCAAATGACAAAGACTGGGGAACCAATCCCTGCTGTGAGATTGCTTTGCGACCTTATCAGTTCTGTAATCTGACCGAGGTGAATGCTTCTGATATTTCCACACAGGAAGAGTATGAGGCACGAGTTAAGGTGGCAGCATTTATTGGAACACTTCAAGCAGGCTATTCTGATTTCCACTATCTTCGTGAGATTTGGCGAAAGACAACAGAAAGAGATGCTTTGATTGGTGTTTCTATGACTGGTATTGCTTCTGGCAAGGTCACAAACCTTGATATGGAGGCCGGTGCTAAGGTTGTCAAAGAGGAAAATGAGAGAGTTGCTGGCTTGATTGGAATCAACAAGGCTGCTCGCACAACTTGTGTAAAGCCGGCTGGAACAACTTCTCTGACCTTGGGAACATCAAGTGGTATTCATGCTTGGCATGCACGACATTACATTCGTAGGCTTCGTGTTGGCAAGAATGAGGCAATCTATACCCATCTAGCCATCCATCATCCTGAGATGCTTGAGGATGAGTATTTTAGACCACACGATACGGCTGTGATTTCAGTTCCACAAAAGGCACCAGAGGGAGCCATCACCAGAAAGGAGAGTGCTCTACAACTCTTGAAGCGAGTAAAGTTGGTATCTGACAAGTGGGTTAAAGGCGGTCATCGTCGAGGACAAAATACTCACAATGTATCTGCCACAATCTCAATCAAAGCAGATGAGTGGAATGATGTTGGGGACTGGATGTGGGAAAACCGAGATTGTTATAACGGCTTGTCGGTTCTACCTCACGATGGTGGCACTTATGTCCAAGCACCGTTTGAAAACTGCTCACAGCAACGATATGAAGCACTCTTAAATGACCTTGCCGAGATTGATCTCACACAGGTTATTGAGATTGAAGATAACACGGATTTATCCGGTGAATTGGCTTGTTCGGGCGGGAGTTGTGAGGTCGTATAAATAAAAACTTAACTTTATGATAAAAATTCCTATGTTAGGGTGCGAAAAGGATTTCGCACCTTATATTTATTAAGTGAGGGAAGTTTATCTTGGCTAAGTACAAGTCTATCTTTATATCTGACGTTCATCTGGGCTCTATTCCGTGTAAGGCAAAGGAGTTGGATGAGTTTTTGAAAGAGAATACTTGTGAAAATTTATACCTAGTTGGAGATATTATTGATGGCTGGTTGTTAAAGACAAACTACTACTGGCCTCAAACACACTCTGACCTTATTAGAAGGTTCTTAACAATCGCAAGAGATGGCACCAATGTCTATTATATAAGCGGTAATCACGATGAGTTTTTGAGGTCATTACCGCCTTATAACCTGACAGTTGGAAACATACAAATAACACACCAGATGACACATCACGGGATAGATGGAAAAGATTATCTGGTCGTTCACGGTGATATGTTTGATAACTTAATCAAAGCAAGTATATTCAAGACAATATTTGGAATAATCGGTGCTCTGCTTTATCACATTTCATTTAGAATAAGCAGGGTTATTAACTTTTTGTTAAAACCGTTTAAAATCAAGAGGTGGAGTTTATCGGAGAGCATAAAAAGATTGCTTAAAGTGGATTTATTACCTCTGTTGATGGATTTTGAGAAAAGATTAGCCACTCATGCAAAAGATAAAGGCCACGATGGCATTATCTGCGGACATATTCACAGACCAATCATAAAAGAGGTTGATGGGGTTATGTATATGAATGATGGTGATTGGGTTGATTCAAAGTCCGCTCTCGTAGAAAATTACGACGGAACATTTGAGATAGTTTACCACGAGTAATTTGTGCTTACTGTTGGCCTACACACCACAGGAGGACAAGATGAGTGCGAAGACACGAGATGATTATGTAGTAGATTTTATTAAGGCATTCCACGAGAATGAGGAGCAAATCCAACCGTTCTTAGAACATCGCCGTGATTTGAAAAAGAATTACGCTGAAAATGGTTGGCTGACCAAGGATGAGATTAGTTTTGCGGTTAAAGCATACCGTATGATGAAGCAAGATGTTGATTTCGACCACTTCTCTTTGATTTACGAGAGCCTTGCCAAGAAGATGGGAGGTTCGGTATGAAAACGATGAAGCCTTGTAACAAGTTTATTCTTGTTGAGCCCTTGCAATATAACGAGGGTGAAGAGGAAGGGCTTTTCTTTGCTACTGAAAAGCCGATTAGCCCATATACAGCAGTTGAGGTTATTGCTGTCGCTGATGACTGCACACTTGATGTGCTAACAGGTGATGTTATTATCGTGACTACACACGGCTTACAGTCAGTATCTGCTGGCGGATTTGAAGGAACTGTTATCCCTGAAAATCACATTATCTCAATTATTGAGTGTGAAGACGAAGATATATTTGAAGTGGAGGAAGAAGAATGAAGATAGACTTGTATGATGACGGAATAGGTTTTGTTGAATTGGTTGCGAGTATGGGAACTGACTTAACTATCGTGAATAGTGCTCGTGTCTCCTTTGGCAAACACAAGGAAGAGTTAGACAAAAAAGACGAGAAACTCATTCATTATCTTGTAAAACACAAGCACACAAGCACATTTGAGCATAATCTTGTCACTTTTAGGATGAAAGTGCCTTTGTATGTTCGCTCACAACACCATCGTCATCGTACTTGGTCTTATAATGAGATTAGTAGACGATATACAGATTTTAATCTTGAGTTCTATGAACCAAAAATGTTTAGGACACAGCATAAGTCCAATCGACAAGCAAGTAATGTTGATGAATTGGCTAATCCGGTGCTAAGTAATGGCGGTGAATGTGCTGAGATGGTACAACTACACCACAAAATGGCTTTATCGTGTTATGATATGATGATTGATGCTGGTGTATGCCGAGAGCAGGCAAGAGGTATCTTGCCACAAAATATGTATACTGAATACTATGGCACGGTTAATTTAAGTAACCTACTTAAGTTTATTGACTTGCGAGTTCACGAAGGAGCCCAGTGGGAAATCCAAGAACTAGCAAAGGGAATGCTTGAGATTGCTACTCATCTTTGGCCTGTGGCTGTGGGATCATTTAGAGAAAACAAAAAGGAAGAATAACTATGATTACAAATTTTTTATTAGCAACATTAGTAAGTTGCGGAGCGGGTGAGCCGCTACACGAGAAGTATGACCACATATACCCTTGCAGCCCTTGTGCTGATGTAGAGTATGAGAATAATAAGAAGGGCAAAAACCCTTTGAGGTTAAAAGGTTCGCAGTTAAATATGGCCGCTATCATTAACTGTATGGCGGTTGATTATGGCACTGACCCTGTTGAGATGGTGGCTATCGCTTGGGTGGAAACAAGACTGAAGCCACACTTGGTTAATCGATTTAAAGATGCCGGGATGTTTCAAGTTAATTGTAGAATTCATTGGAAGCGGTTTGGATATGATAAACCATTCAGGTGGATTAAGAACAAGAAAAAGCGAAGGCTGAAAGCGATTAAGCAGTGTATAGAATCACAAATGGATGTAGAAGAAAATTTTAGAAATGCCGTTCATATTCTTGATATAATGAAAAGCAAGAGAACTTGTCGCGGAACAAAAGCATATGCTTGTTATAACGGAGGACCGGGCTGGGCCTTGGTTCACAAGAAGCGAGCATCTGGCTACCGTAAAAAGGTTGTCAAGATAAAGAAGATTCTAGAAAAACACTATCCTGAACTATTTGATTTTGGATGCTAAGAGAAGTAATATTTGATTGGAAGAGTGTTGTGGTGGGTGGTGGTCTTGAAGCGGTAGAATACGCGATAGACCACCATATTCCAATTGTCCGCAGTTGTGGGCCTAATATCTTTGAATTTGATGTATTTGAGAATAATTCCTCGTATAAGATTGATTTATATGAGGGATTGTTGTATAG